AGTTAATTGTGTTGGAAAATCCTTTTTAGTTTTCATTTAAATGGCCATCCTAAACTCCAGATCACTAAACTATATCTTACTCCTTTTGTTATGGGTTTTATTCTATGCCATAAATCAGAAGGAAATACTACTATAGATCCTTTGGGCCTAATCTCTTTTACAACTTTAGTATTTACTTTTTTATCCGGATCCTTGTCTCTAAAATCTACTTCAAAGTCGCCGCCTTTATATTCTTTACCATCAGACAGAGATAAAGTAACCGAAAGCTTTCTAATTTTTCCATGAGAAGGAGTATCGGGTCTATTATAAGCTCCGCCCCAGCCGTCACAGTGCCAGTCATAATATTGGCCTTTATTATATTTGGTAAATTGACAAGCTTCACTATGGTCCCATTGAAAATTCCAATTGGCACTAGCATTTGCTTGCTTGATATACGGTTGTACCTCGTTATAAATCCATTGCTCACTTAACCAAACAATATTAGAATCTCTTTTCTTTTTTAAATCTTTAACTTGGTCTTGATTGAGTTTTTCAGGATCTCCATAACCACCGGTGACTGCCATTTGATCTTTAATAGAGATTGCATATTTTTTAATCTCATCACAAATTCTAGCAGGGACGGCAGATTGAAAATACCAATATTGATTCTGTAGGTTCATATGTCTTTATGAATTTAATATAACATTTGTTATGAAACTGTCAATTATTGATATTTATATCTAATAACAACAACACCTGGACCACCATTTCCATTACTTGGACCACTACCTCCACCACCTCCAGTGTTTGTACATCCAGCTGTATTTTCTGCTCCACCACCAAAACCTATAGAAGGTCCAGCTGGACCTCCACAGCCTTTACCATTTCCTCCACCTGCTCTTCCAACAGGACTTGCTGTAATACAAGAAGTTGCACCTGCTCCACCTTTTCCAGCAGGACCTGAACTAGGACCATTTCCACCTGTAACACCAACCGCAGTTGCTCCACCTCCACCACCACCTGCAAAATATACACAACCTTGATGGAATCCACCTCCACCAGCAAAACCTTGATTAGGAGTTACATCAGGTGTATCTCCAGCTCCACCGGCTCCTGGTCCTGGCGGCGGTGCTGGTGCAGCTCCTCCACCTCCTGATCCTCCACATGCTCCAATATGATAAATTGGATTAGGACTACAGCCACTAAATTGACCAGCACCACCACCACCTGCTGATGTGATTGTTGAAAAAGTTGAATTTACTCCAGTTCTACTAGTAGAAACAGTGTCTGTAGCACCTGTTCCTCCACCACCAACTACTACTGCGTAAGTTTGTTTAGCAACTGTTAATGCAGCAACACATGCTCCTAAAGGTGATCTTGTATAACAACCAGAAGCTACACCAGAAGATTCTCTATATCCACCTGCTCCACCTCCTCCACCATTTATAGAACCACCACCTCCTCCTGCTACTACTAAGTAATCAACTGTTGTTGAACCAGCAGGAACTCCTGCTGCAGAAACTATAAAGTTAGCTGAAGCTAAAAATGTATGAATTTTGTAATCTCCTGAATAACTTATACATCCACCTGTACCAGTTACAAAATTAGGTGGTGTTTCTGGCCATGTTTCGGCTCCCCGAGCTTGAAATTGTGATTGCATTGACCACACACCACTTGCTTTGTTTAATTCTTTTACGACTACGACACCTGATCCACCTGCACCACCTGCGCCAGGAGATCCTCCCGGGCCTCTTCCACCACCTCCGCCACCACCTGAGTTAGTTGTTCCTGCTTCACCACAATTAGTTCTTGGTCCTGTACTTCCTGCTCCAGTTCCACCACCGCCAGTTCCACCACCGCCAGCTGTTCCAGAATTTGTTCCACCACCGCCTCCGCCAGCAAAAACTGAACATGTTGGAGCTAAAGCTCCTGGAAAAGCCGTGTCAAAATCTGTTCCTGCTCCACCTGCTCCACCGTTACCTGGACTTGTAGCAGCGCTTCCAGTTCCAGTGTGTCCTCCACCACCTCCAGCAGCTGTAAAACTTGCAGTTGGACCATATCCAGGTCCTCCAGTATTTCCTTGAGAAGGATTTGTGGGAGGTGAATTACCTGTTCCTCCTGCTGAACAAGAAGGAGGACTTGGTCCTCCAGATCCTCCACCACCAGAACCTCCAGCTACACCAGCAGCATTTTGTCCTGGTCCACCGCCGCCACCACCATCAGATGTGTATGTTGTACATCCAATTGTTAAACTTGAATCAGTTCCATCAACTGCAGCAGGTGGCCAACCCCCAGCACCTCCAGCTCCTACAACTACAGCATAAGGTGTACTACCACATACAGAAACACATGTAAAACATCTTAAACCACCAGCTCCGCCACCACCAGTTCCTCCGCCACCACCGCCTGCACTTACTAAAGTATTAATAAATCTAGTTCCTGCTGCTGTAGTGATTGTACCGGGTCCACTTGCTGTGATTGATGTAATGGTATCATTCCCGAAAGAAGTTTTATTAACTACTCCGATTATACCGCCATTTGAAGGGCTAGCCATATGAGTCTCCTTATGCGGACACCCAAGTTAATCCTGAAGCGTCCCAATTGAAATTATTGACTGGATCTATTCCAGCGGTCGCAGTCCATTTTTGTCCTGCTTCATCCCAAGCAATATGTTTATCTTCAGTATCCGTTGGATAAGTAACTGGCGCTTGCCAGTCATCATTTCCATCTAATGCCCATGAATCATATGGTTGGGGTGTAATAAATTTGTCTTTTGCAGCGTCAAAAGTATAACCTTTGCCTGCGTATTGTTTTCTAAAATTGTCATTATAAGAAGTCTGTTTCCAGTTGCCACCTTTGAAAAAATTAACACACCATGTTTCGCCATCAACGTGCATGTCATTTGTTCCTAAAGGTCCTGCTGCTGTTGCAACATCGTTGCCAACAACGATAACTCTTGTTACTACGTTATTGTTATCTAATTCTGCGAAATGTGCCATATTTATGCTCCTTAAAATTTATGTATATTATAATTTGTTTATAGTGTCAATGTCGCTATTACCATTTTCCCTGTTTTACATATTCATATACGGTATTCATTTGCCAAATCCCTGGTCCACCTTTCGTACCACATGTATAATTTTCTTGAAGAATCACTGTTCCTGAACCACCCTGTAAACCCGTAACGAAAGGACCACTATTTCCACCTCCACCTCCACCACCAGTGTTTACAGCTCCTACTGTACCAGTGCTGTTTAATCCTCCATTACCTCCACCACCATCTCCACCAGGGGAAGTTCCGGCGCAAGCAGTTGGTCCACCACCACCTCCTCCACCTGCAACTGCGTAAGGTGAGCCACAAATTGTTAATGCAACTCCATCACCACCTGATCTGTGTCCGTCTGTACCACCTACTTCAGCGAAACCTCCACCACCATTTCCCCAACCATCACTGCATGATGGAGAAGGACTAGTAGGGCCACCAGCATTTCCTTGAGGACCACCTAAGGGTCCCGCTATTGGAGGAGTATTTCCTGCTCCAGCTGTACCACAGGCTGCACCACCTCCAGATCCTCCAGCTACTGCATTTTGACAGCCACCAGCTCCACCTCCACCACCAGTTGCAGTGTAGGTTGTTCCACCAAGTGTGAGTGCTGTAGTACCACCATTGGTTCCATTTACTCTATTGCCTCCACCAGCTCCACCACCATTAATTGTTACTGGAACTGTTGCTCCCCCACAAACTGGCTTTGCTGCAAGACATGAATTACAAATACTTTTTAAAACACCACCTGCGCCACCACCACCACCATAATTTCCACCTCCGCCAGCTCCAGCAGCGACTGCTATGAAATCTACAGTTGTAGTTGATGGTTGAAGGGTATGACACCCTGAAGCATTTACTTGTGTTGTGAGAGTTGCAGGATTACCTATAGGAGTATTACAAGGTCCAATTATTCCGCCATTGCCAGCCATAATATAAACCTCCTATAGGTCTGTCAGTAATTCAAATGTGATTATAAGATCTAAATCTCCAGATGCACTTGCATTAGCTTGTAGGGTATCTGTTTCTCTTACATAAATAGGAGTATCAGAAATTACTAAAGAAGCATCCGCTGGCACTGAAATTGTTTTTGCTAAATAAGTTGTTGCATCTGCGCCAGTGACTGTAGTGTTTGTGAAAGAAGTAGTAGTAATCAGGGCTACATCTACATCAGCTGCAGATGATCCGTCTACATTTGCCACCACAATTCTATTAATTTTTAAAAGATAACCTGAAGCAGGTGATATTAAATTAACCAGTCCGCCTGTAGGTAGATTCCACCCTAACGATCCAGCTGTGATTGCTGTTACACTTACTATATTTGGATTTGCCATAATTTAATTCCTTTTGTTTTTTATCCGAAAATCATTGCCATTGCAATAGCTTTTCCAGTTGAAATTCCTGCTGCCGCTGGAGTAACAAAACTCATTTCTCCTGAGCCGTCTGTTGATAATACCTGGTCTGCTGAGCCATCAGCAGATGGTAATGTATATAATGGTTGAGCCGCCACTGCTCCAGCACCACTTCTAGTAGTTATCATTCCTGAAGTACGAATATCCGTTCCATCATGATAACAGAAAACACTACCATATTTAGGAATAAGTATCCCTGTTGCTCCTGTGACTTTAAAAGTGATTGTGTTTCCAGCAGCTCGAGTTGTGCCATCTATAACTAAGAAAGGTTTAAAAATATCTGCTGTTCCTCCAGGAGAAGATCCTGAACCAGCTTCATCAGCAATATCTAAAACTCTGTTTCCACCAGTTGAACCATCCAGTTTAATAATAAAAGCTCTACCATCAGGTGCAGTAGTAGTGTTATCAGGTATAAGTAATGTTTTATTCGAGTCCAAGGTTACTTCAATGTAACCAAACATGTCTCTTAGATAATTTAAATTTAAATTAGTATTAGTTCCCCATGTACCGGCGTTTTCACCAGTAGTCATTAAGTTGAAACCCAACGAGTTATAATTTGATGCCATTTTTCTCCTATGCTG